ATCATAAATACTAAAAGTATGCAGTTTAATCTAAGCGAAAATAATTTCAATGACAGAAGAACATGGGGCAATGCCATAGAAAACATGGTTTGCCCACGACCATATATGTTAGATAGATTTGACCAAAGTGGTTACGACTTGTGTTTACTAGAACAAGAGTATGCAAAAGCAAATATGGGGTCACATGATTACATGCGTTATAAAGCATGTATTAAGCAAGATTGGTTTGTAAAAGACCAAGAAGAAAAAACAGGAGTACACATTAATCATTCTGATTTATACGAGCGTAAAGGCTATCACGGATACGCTCTTGAGCAACTTAGTCATTGGACTCCAGGCAATCCGTTACTGTGGAAAATGATAAAATTAAAACCCAAGTGGGGCATAGACATCAGTTTGGACTATGTAGATGACAACGGTAATGTAATGGAACTGTTTCATTATGAATGGGACGACACAGAGTTAGACACTGTGTTAGATAAAAAAGAAATTATAGAACTTGTTATTGAAAACCACGATTGGGAAGATGTTGCAAAAATAAAACTACTGAGAAAGGACGAATGGCAACATTTAGATTTTACTGGTCAAAGTGAATGGACTACAAAGTTTTTAGGATTGCCCAAAGAGAGATTTAAACTAGTACCTTGGAAAATTTAATCTTCTTTATTGTTTATAATTTTAAGAAGTTCGTTTCTGTCTACTAATTGTTTTCCACTAGTATCAGCAGAATACTCTCCTGCGTTATTATCCAATCTAGCCTTCTTAATCATCATGTCGATTTGCTTTAATTTAGAATTAATCTTACTGTCTTTGGCATCAAGAGCAGTTTTTAACATTTTAGCCGCACTGTCAAATATACTACCTGCATCTCTATCACTTACATTCATGCCCAAATTCATTAATTGTTGATAACTGTCTACTGCCTGTGTTGCAATATCGTCCATATCAACATCATGGTCATCTATACCTCTAACACTTTTAAGTGCATGGTCAATCTTTTCTGCTGTTGTTAATGCTTTTTCTACATCAGCAACTTCAAAAGATTGAATATCCTCTACTTCAGGAAGTTTATCGTGAGTGTCTCCTATAATTTTATCAGGCTCAGTAACTTCTTCAATCGGTGGTAAGTTAAATTCTTCTTCGAGTTTTTTGGTCATGCAACTATTTATCGCATCTTGCGACGTGGTTTAGTAGTTCTTGATGGCTTGTTGTATATTTGCTCTTCTGTGATAACTTTAAAGTGTATACCTTTTGCTTTACACCATGCTGTTGCGGCTTCCCATTTAGCGGCATTCACTTGTGTAGCAAATTTGTCGCCTCTACCTCTAGCATTTTCTATCACTGTTTGACTTTTTGGTTTTACTTCAATGAGTTCAATCCTAACTTTGCCGTTTTTATCTTCATACTGCACCATAAAGTCAGGAACATAGTTAGTAATTTTGCCTGTAAAAGGATGTCTGTATGGTATCTTGACATTTTCACTTGCCCATTTCAGTATATTGGGATGACTGTCACAAAATCTCATGAATGCTGTTTCCCAACTGCTTCTGGCAAATGGTGCTTTACCACCAATGTATTTGCTTGGATTTTGGACTACATATTGACCTTGTGAATAACGACTGGACATGATGTTCCTAAGGTCTTATAAGATTTGCAATTTTGCTGTTTTTGTTTTTCTTTTCCACAGTTAAACCAACAAGATTGCCTTTTGGTCTGATTGTATTTAAAGCCTTGTAAGTGTTTTCTGCTAATTTGATACTGTCTGCATTAAGTTCAAAATAACTGATAGGATGTACACCTTGCATGTCTGCAATTTTTATAAGTGCAACTGCCAAAGTGTTTCCTGTGACACTGTTAAAACCAATTTCCTCAAGACGACCTTTAATCATGTCTATCTTGGTAGCATCCATACCTCTGTCTTGAGTTTCATCTAACATGCCAGTTAGAATATCAACTCCTGCTTCAGGTAAAGGAAAATTTAATGTGTTGTTTTTTAAAAATTGTACAACTTTGTCTCTTCTTCTTTCGTAGTTTACTTCGTTGCCAAAAGTTTCATATAAAGATGTAGACATTATGTATTGCCTCCTCTGCCTCCAGCGGCTGACCAAAAATCACTTGTACTTTGATCAAAACTCAACCTAGAAGTTTCTTTACCACCTTCCTGAGGGGCCATAAAATCCAGGGTTCGTTGTTTCAATGATGCTTGTTGTCTAGTATCATTTGCACTATTATGACCGGGAGGTTGGTCATTTTGTGTCAGTGATTGACCTGAAGTTCTAAGTCTTTTCCATTCTTCAGTATTAATATTTACAAATCTTTCCATGTCTTGTTCTGCAATAAAACCATTTATCACAGGATTAATTGTAAAATTCTCATATTGAATATCCATATTAATCATAACAGGTTGACTGTCTGCATGGTCAAATCCTTCTACTGTGAAATTAGTTACTATTGGGTTGAACAAAGTATACATCATTGTTCTCTGACCATGATAGTAAACTATGTCAATGTGTGATACAATATATTTTTGATTTCCAGGACGTATGTTATATCCTTGATTATTGTCTGAATATCCTAAATTAAAACCATATGTAGGACTTGTGCCTGAACCTGTTGGAATTTTTTCAGGTACAACGTCATAAGGTATTTTTCTTGGAGCGCCAGAGTCATCGTATTGACCTAACGGATTAGAAAATAAGTGCGAATACATTCTCATCAATACAATTACCCATGCACTATCCACAGTGTCATACGCCGACAATGATATCGGTTTATATTCTGCGTGGGTGACTGTTACACGTTTTTTATTGTACTGATTTTTTACATCAGTTTGAATTTCTGCACTTGGGACTTCAGATGATTTTATTAAACTGCTGAGTACTGTTTGTACTCCTTTTTCTCTTACATCAGAAATACCAGGTATGTCAACATCACCGTTAAAATGAAAGTTGACATACCCGTTAAACTTCTGCCTTACAGGGTTATTACCCGGTAAAAAAGGTTTAGCATGGTTATTGTCAAATGCAAAATAGTCACCATCTGTGTATTTTATGTCGCCTAATGCTTTGTCTACCATTATGGCAACAAACTCTTTAAATAGACTCATATTTTGCTCTAACTGTTATTAAGCCGGTCTGTCTTGTATGTTACTAAAGACGTTATCTTCAGGGAATACTTCACCTGAACCGCCAGCAACTGTAGATCCACCATTAGCACCATCACCTGGCTTATGAACCGCGTTATCAAATCTAACTGTCATAGTTACTGTAACTGGTTCGTTAGTAGTATAATCACTGTCACTATAGTCAACATTCTGCAAGAAACAACCTTCTAATCCCCAAGTTTCCATCGCTTGAGTACTTTGACCATCGAGGATTTCAATCTTCATGTTAAACTTGTAATCTTCACCAGCCAAAGGAGCCTGTTGATTAAAGTGGTTTAACTGTCTTTGAACCTGCTTACCAGCGAGTCTTGACACAGTGTTTTGAATGTCATCACGGATAACTACTTGAACAGTTTCCCATGTGTGCTTACCTTGTACATAAACTTTACTGTTGTAAGAATGAATTTCTACTTCTTCAAAGTTAATCTTAGGTCTGCTAACATTCATAACGTTTTGCGTGAACTCTTTGGCAATGGCTTCTCCACCGAAATCTACTACCTGAACCCTAAAACGAAATTTTAGTTTAGGCATTAAAATACCGGCTGTACCAGCGTCATCTATGGGGACACCAAATTTGCTTTTGTTTCCAAATAAATCTGCCATTTGTTTTTCTCCTAACTTATAAACCACTGTTGGGCTTACGTTACATTTATTTATCTAAATTAGCAGATTTTAATTAAAAGGTGTTTTAATCAGACTGATATTTACCAGTGTAAGGGCGTGGTTTTGAGGTTCTTATATACTCATCTTCTAAGTTACCTCTGATGTTATTGTAGAAATAAACATTATAACAGTCCATTGCTTTTGGAATTCCTATCCTTTCTCTTTCTATATCAAAGATAAAAGCAAGTCTGTGTTCAGGTGTATTATTAGAAGCACTGTGAACAAATTGATTATTAAAGCCAAAAGATTGATCCCAATTGATTTCATCTCCATTTGCTTCTAAGAAAATATCGCCTGGCGGAACATACAAAGGTATATGTACTCGCATGTACCTTCCTTTTCTATTTTCAACACCAGTGTGTCTATATATAGTAGAATTACTTGTTAAAAAAGAATAAGATGCTAAACATACTTCTTTGTGAGTAAAGTTGTCTAAAAATTCTTTTGCACTAGGAAAAATATCTTCTAAGCAAGATGCAAGGTCTCCCGGTTTGTCTCCATAATTTACTAGATTGTACTTTCCGGGTATATCCACGCCATACTTAACATTAATTGCCTGCCAAGCCTGATTGCCTTTTTTATTGCCTGTATTTACAATATTATCTTTTACTTCTTGAGTAACATACTGACTGTCAAGATCTTCTAAAACAGGATTTACATCAGAACGTTTAAGTGCTTGGTCTATTTGTGTGTGACGATCCCCTTCATATTGATCCAATAGTTCAGATGTTAAAGCAGGTATATACGATTCTGCTAAATCTAAAACTTCGTCAAATTCTTTTGTGTCGCCTCTTACCCAGAATTTTTTATGAGCATTATCCCATTTTTCTTGTCTAGTCCACTTCATCCAAATATTTATTATCAGTCATAAAAAAAGGGCAGTAAAAACCGCCCTTTTTAAATGCTCTATTCTATTAAGAACCTGTTGAACCCAATGTGTTCTGAATTCTAATTGGAATATAGATAAACTCAATTGCTTTAACTGGTTGAATAGCAATATCGATGTAAAGTTCGTTTCTATCGATTCTTGCTGGAGTGTTGTTTGACCCGTCACAAACTGTAACATAGTCATACAATCCTCTTTGTGTAACCAAGTTAGAAAGGAATGAATCTACGACTGCTTTAGCATTGCCTCTAGTGATGTCGTCGTTTGGCTCAAATAAGAATGGCTTGACAATGTCATCAAGTCTTTCTCTGATGTAAACAACTAATCTAGCAACGTTGATTCTGTCCAATGCACTTGCAGTTGGGTTTAGTGTCTTCTGACCGAAAACAACTAATCCTCTGCCTGGGAATTGAGCGATTGGGTTAACTTTATTCAAGTATAACGTATCTCTCTGTCCTTCGTTTAAAGTAACTGGGACGTATTCACCTTCTGTTGGATCAACATAACCTACTGAAGTTGCGTTTTGAACAAGACCTCTCTGGAAGCCTGCGGGTGCAAACCAAGGGAAAGCAACCTGGTCGTTGAATGCAAGAGTTCTTAAAGCAACGTGACTTGGTGGTACAACAACGTTAGTACCGTCTAAGTTAGTTGCTAAAGCACTTGGATAGTAAACTGCCGCATATGGAGAACTTGAAACAAGTCCATCTTCGCCGTTTTCACTAGCATTGTTGGCGTTAGTTGCCCAGTTCTTTGTGCTTGTTGCGTCTGCTTTAAGTCTGAATGGAGTATCAGCAACAACAAATGCTGTGTTTCTTCTATCACCACTCAATGCAATCATCTCATCTAACAACTCTGGATAACCTGGAGCGGCTATCAAGTTAAATGCATTAATTTCACTTCTGATATCATCATTAGAAACGATTGCGGCTTGCATCTTAGTTTTAACTAAGTTATGTACTGCTTTTCTTAAGCCGAACATATTACCGTCAACCTTGTTACCACTTGCGTCTACCCATACATTACCAATGTTTGTGCTGTCTGGTGTATAGTTAATTTTGTATTCTTTAACATTACCACCTGAAGCACGTTTGTTGAATCCTAAGATTCCTGCTGGATAACTTGTATTTGCAGGTGCATCAGCGTCTAAACTACTACTGCTTGACTGTCTGAAGTCTGCAAATATAATACCATCATCAGTAACTTGGTCAGTGTTATCTACTTTTACCCAAGCATTGCTTGAAGAATACTTGTAGAATACTGGGAAGTTCTCAGTATCGTCACTGTCTAACCAAAGGTCACCTGCAACCAGTGAGTTACCTGCACTGTTTGTTGATGGTTCACTTGCTGTAACTTGGAAATCACCTGAGAATGAAACCCAGCCATTTGCTGAATCATTTTCAAGGATATCAATGTTTGTTTTAGATACAGTTGCATCGTACCAGTATGTACCTTCTGCTAATGTACCTGAAATTGTTGTTTTACTTGCTTCATAACTTAAATCTGCAAAGTTACTGTAAACAACGTTTGCTGTAGCGGCACCGCTACCAAATCCTAATGAACTTGGTCCGAAGTCACTGTGTAGACTGTTAACAGCAATATCTCTACCTGAACTTGAAGTAAGGATAATTTTGTCATCGTCGCCTTCACTTGCAATAACTTCTGTTACGCCTGCACTTGCTAGTCCGGCGTTGATGTCAAATACTGCATCTTCAGCCGTTGAAGCACTTGCGTTACCACTAATAGTGTTGCTTAATGCAACGTTTACAGTTGTACCATTGTAAACAACTTGAATATTTGCGTTGCCTGTGATGTCAACACCAGCAGAAATGCTAGAACCTGTACCAACAACTGAACTGTTTCCGTTGTGTCTCTTGAGTTCTAATTCTGCTGAGTCGCCATGAATAGCAACAATGTCGCCAACTGAAATGTTAGCAAGACCGATGTCTGTGTAAGCCGCATCAGTACTAGCATAAATTGGGCTAGATACTGCACTAAATGTTTTGCTTGAACCACTGTAAAGTTTAACACTTAAACTTGCACCAGTGTTAGGTGTAGTTCTCTGAATGAAAACATCACCATCAACTAACGCACTTACGCCATCGCTTTGTAATGTTGGTACTGATAAATGGCTAGCAAATTGGAAGTCGCTACTTGTAGCACTTTCCCAACTTGAACTACCAAGTTCATACCAGTCGTCACTGTATTTTTCGTAATACTTAACAGACGAAGCAGTTCCACCAGCGGCTGTGTTTGCCACAACTGCATAGTCACCGTTTAGACCAAATGCTCTTTTTGGTCCGCCTGTCGCACTGTTTATATCGCCTTTATCTGCAACTTTTACGGTTTTCTTTACCCATGCGCCGCTTTTTCTTTCTCTAAGTCCAAAAGAAGAACTTGCTGTGTCAAACCAGTAAGAGCCATCTGCTATAGCACCAGTTGGTGCCTTGCTAGATGCTTCTAATTGACCAAGGTCAATGTCTGCTCTAACAACGTATGCTCTATTGGCTAAACCTAAGAAACTGTGGGCCGCTAGTAAGCCGTATTCGTTGAGATCATATCCATTTAAGGCACTACTACCACTGCTATAAAACAATGGATTACCAAAGTTCTGTAATAATTCTCTTTGGCTTGTAATTAATTTTAATTTACCTGCCTCTGCTTTTTTAGTATAAGCCGATGTTCCTGTTCCATCTGGACTGCTCTTATCTTGAGCAGTTGCAATGATAATTAAAGGAACTGTTCCTGCGCCAGCCGACGCATAAAACGATTCATCACTTATACTAATACTTACACCAGGTGATACTAATTCTGCCATTATAATCTCCTAATTAATATTCTACATGTAACATGTTAGTATGAATATTTATCAAATAAACCACATATAGGTATTATTACGCAAGGGCAGATTGTATTTTTTTGTAGGTTTGATAAATAAAGAAATTTTATTTAATAAGAGTGAGTTTGGTATTATTTTGTATTTGATCCCAAACAAGGTCAACTTCTTTGCTCAAATCTTCTAATGTGCCTGTGTTCTTGATTTCAAAATCAAACTCATAACCAACCCATTTCCATTCGCTGGCATGTACCATTTGATATCTAGTTTCCATTTTGTGTTTAGCAGGAACACTGCCGTTATTTGCCATTACAGCAACATCATGCCATTCAGGTAACTCATTTCTGACAACATGAATAGTCTTACCGCCCAAACTTCTAATTAAGTCTAGTTCATTTCTAAATCTAGCATCACTTACTACTGTACAAGAATTGTCTTGGTCTTTTTTTAGAATACGGTATTCTAAACTGTTAAGCCAAATATCCTCATTGAAATGAGTACGCATGATGTCTGTGCCTAATAGTTGTAGTGCAAGTCTTGGAGTAAAATTATCTATCTTTAATTTTCTACTCCAAAACATATCAGGCATTTCTCGGAAATCTCTGCTTTCCACAGTGTCGCCTTCTACTAATTTTCTGGGCCATCCAAATATACTAGCACACAAATCTTTTAATGGTGCGGCAAAACTGTCTTGTTCACACCCTTTGTCTACTAGCATTTTGGCCACTGTGTCTTTACCAGAGCCCATAAATCCTGTTATACCTATTAGCATGTTTGTACTTATCTTTATTTTTTGTTAGTCTACTTTAAAAAGGTTCCGTTGTCAACCATTTTTTCCCAAACACCGAATGGCACATCTTTATCAGCCATCAGTCTCAGTGTAACTCTAGGTGTATCTGTTTCAATTTCTACTTTGTGCCATCTAGCCAAGTTTAGCAAAAAAGGATTTTCAAATCCTTCTTTTGTTGCAACATGTGTCAAATGAGGTTCCCAAACACTTGCATCACAAACATAATCATTTGGACTGCTAGTCATTAAAGTATTATCGTTGGTGTAAGACCTAGGTTTTATGTAACTAAAAATATCCTCAGACTCTTTACCTTCTATGTCTTTGTTAATATAATCTTTTACAATTTCTTCTGTGGCTTGTTGCATATGGTCATCTGCATCAGCAAATAAAATACGAGAATTCAAAGGATCGCCTATTAAACGGAAATTGCACACTGTACTGAATCTTTGTTCACTAATTACAGGATCGTGATGTGCAGGATACTGTAACCCTTCGCAATGCCAATCTGAAGGATCATTCCAAACCAACAATGTTACTGGAAAGAGTTTATTGCCAAATCCAGCATTCCACATTTTTGTAATAAATTTTTCATTGAAATTATCTTTGACAAACTCGTCTAGCATACGCATTGTCTTTTTGTGTTTGATATAGCCAACACCAGTAAAATTATTCTTGTACGTTTTACCTGAGTAAAAATCTTGTGTTGAATCGTGCCACTGTATTTTGTCTGCACCCAAATTAGAATTAGAATTATAATTGTAAATTAAATCCATATCCTCTTCGCAAAGAATGTCTTCTGCTTTAAAAGGATTTTCTAACTGAGGGAGTTCGCAATAACAGTTGTGCATTTACTATCCGATAACAAAACCAAGAGGAGAATTACCTTCTTCCATATTATGGAGTCCAGCAATTAATTGTTCTATTTCAGTAAGAGCTTCGCTTTTAAGTGCATCACCGTTCAGTGTGGTTGCTCCGCCGGGACCTGGAAGTCCTCCTGGAAATTTACTTCTGGCTTCACCTAACATCATTTTACTTTGTGCTAAAGAATAACCAGCCAACCAATCACTTGCATACACATCTTTTAACAACACACTCTCAGGTATGAAGTTATGTACTCCTACTGCAATATCCTCCGCATGATTTACGTTTCTCAGGATAGTCAATTCATGTGAATTACGATTGTAATTAAAGTTATACTCGCTACCAAACACACGACCAATAGTTTCTTTGTATTGTGCAAATGCATCAAATACTGCAAGTCCACCTATTTGTCCTGCTTGTAGCATGTACATATTGTTAAATGCAACATCAAATGGATCAAAGTTTGTGCCGCCGCCACTGTTAGTACCAATACCTCTTCTGTACAAACGTTTAACGTCTATAACTTCATCTGGTAATGTGTATTTTGTAACACCAGCCTGAGTTTGTACAAATATCACTGCCTCTTCAACAGCACCTGTACTTAATTGGCGGTATTTTGCTATTGCTTTATTGATTGCAACATCATAATGGTCTCTATCTAATTCAACATCAACCATTCCGTCTGCAAGACTTATTGCCAATTCTTTGATTAGTTCATCTCTGTTGTTGTAACCTATTTGATCTATCTTCGTTGCCATACTACTATTTATCATATATGACTAGTTTCTCAGAATAGAACTTGCCAAAGTAAATAGGCTTTACAGCATACACACATGCATACAAACAACGAGGTTCATTAGATTCGTTTAGCCCTGATTTATGAAAAGTATTTCCATCAATTGCAATCACATATCCTTTTTTTGGATAGATTGTTTGCTAATAATTGGTATCTTTATTGAGTGTTTGG